ATGTTGACCAATAGCTCCACAATTAGATCCTACTTGCCTTATTGAAAAAGTAAAAGGTGGGCCAACAAACTGCATTACATAAGCAGAAGTGTCCGTTAATATTAAAATATAATCTTTTGCTTTAGCTGCTCCTACTATTTTTACACCAGAGTCTAATCTAAAAGTACCAGCTGTATTAGTAGAAGTAGGTGCATATTCTGAAATATTTTCTTGATCTGAAAATCTTATAAACATTGGGTCATAAGTATTTAATGTTCCAATAGTTGTTTCAGTTCCAAGGATAATTAAATGTCTGTCTCTTTCTGAAACAATAGACATTATTGATTTTGTAGGTGCATTACTTACAACAGTTGCTCTTGTTGATAAACCATTTGGATCTGAGTGAATAGGATCCCATTCAAAAGTTTTACCATTTTTAACTGTTGCTATTAATTTTTCTCCAAAATGATCTAATGACCATGAAGCTGGATCAAGAATAACTGATGAAGATAATGAAGCTTCTCCCCAACCAGTATAGTATTCTACTGAGGATCCGTTTGAGTGTGCAGATCTTGTACCCGCGGTAGCTCTTGTAATACCTGTTAAATCGTTTG